TGTTATTATATAAAGTAAAACTATATTCAGTTATACTTGTTCTATGACTACCATCATCATAAGATGTAATAGTTTCTGTTTCCATGGTAGCACGTCCTGTGGGAGTTATACCATGTATACGTTGTATTTCACTAATACCAATTGGATTTATAATTGACATAATACTACTTATCGCTTATCGTCACGGAAAGTCTTGAATCTAGGGAATCGTAGGCTATATGACCCGTCTTGATTCTGAGTAACAGCATCAGCCATTACCACCGCAGTCTGACCAATAACACTTTCCTTGTCATCCCAGTATGATTGTCGTTCTACATCCGTATAACCACTACCAACATTGACTGTGATATGCTTACCGTCATCAATGCCCTCGCACACTAAAGCGCCCATGCGACCTTGATTCTTACCGGTACCTTCTTCAACACCGATTACGGTCAGGTCATAGTCATAAACAGGCTTAAACTTCAACCAATTTGTATTACGCTTACACTCATAAGACGCAGTTACATCCTTAATCATAATGCCTTCAAAGCCTAGATTAACCTGATCTTTAGCATAACGCATTAATTGATTTTTGCCTTCTACTGTGTCAAGATTTACCATTAAATGAGGCAACAGTTCAACATTGGGTAGTGTATCAATCACACTACGCAACGATTCAAGTATGTCAATACGCTTGCCTAATGTAGCACTATAATAGCCACGCTTAAAGTCAGATATAGGAAGAATGTCAAAGATATTAAACACACTGTCACTAGCCTGTACATTTTCTTTGCGGCGTGCCTGACGCATTAGTTCTTGGAATGTGTTGCCAATCACTTCACCATCAAGTATAAACCCTTCATTAAAGAAACGCCCTTCATCAACCTTGTTTGCTCTATATGATAACTCTGTAAACGATTTAGCAATTTGTTCTTCAATGTGACTAAAGTTTTCAAAGACCTTGCCGTTACGACTAAAACAAATAGTTGTAGGTGTTCCATTATCATTTGGAAATACCATAAGCAACACACGAACGCCGTCAAGTTTAGGTTCTAAACGTTTAGTGCCCTTCATCTCAGGACGCCCTTCACTGTTAGTTGCTAGTTGACAACCAAATACAGGAATCTCGTATTCAGTCTTTTTACAAATCTTGTTAATTGTTTTGTCACTAATACCCGCACGTAGGTCACGGCGAATAACTGGAGCGCAAAAGTTGTTCCATTCCACACTGTCAAAACGTTGACTCATTTTAACAATAGCATCTCGGGCAGCATTACCTGTCAAGACCCTATACCGAAGTTCATCAAGCAACGCAACAAAATCTAGCCAAGGATTTTCAGCATTAGTAATACCTTCAGTATCAGGAACTTGCTTAACACCAAACGTTGTATAGGGATTATAACAAGATTTGGCTAATGTTAAAAAGTTAATAGCATTTGCACTGCCAAGTTTAGCAGCAGTTAATGCTTCTCCAATAACAGATTCTTTGTGTAATCTGCTATCACTTTCGTTAAGTTTACTAATCCAACTAGCACTCATATACAAATTCCCTATTTGTCATCGCCCATTGTTTTTAGATTATCAAACAACATTAATTTTTGATAGGCTTCTAAAACACAACTGTATTCAGTCTCCATTTTTTTGATTACACTATATAAATTTTTAATCTGTTTTGTATCAAAATTTCGTAAAGTATCTAATGTATCAAAAGCCGTTTTAAGATCAATTTCATTACCAATATTCAGTTCTACAGATGGTTTAAATAAAGTGTCATAAAAATCATTAAATCCTTTTAGTCTTGCGATTTCATCGCCATCGACAGTACATAACACCTTGTTGTTATCCATTTTCGCTACAATCTTCATTATTTGATTCCTATATAAACAGTTAAAGCATTATACAATTTTTTACTAAAATTTGCAATAGCCTCGTTTTTAAACTAAACTATGGGCTATATGTTGAATTAAGTGTATAAATTTATCAATTAAAGAAACAACACCTGATGCGCCAATTGTGCTAAACACAACACCGCAAATAAACCCAGTTAAAAATTTCATTGTTGTAATCTCTCCCACATAACAATTTTTTCCAATTCTTCTTTTAACTTAGGATATAATTTAAATAAATCACTGGGACTAATTTTGTCTAAACCTTGCCCCCAACCGGTAGCTCCTACATACGTTCTATATTTGGTATATTTTAATCTACCTACAGTACCCCAGACTATTAACCCATTTTCAAAATCGTCATCTATAGTGTTATACGACAATTCTACCTCAGCACGTACATAGGCACGCTTGCCAACTTTACGATGCCAAGCATTGTGTACATCAAACATAATCCACACTATTGTAATTATCGTCACTATCAATTTCAGTATAGGAATCGCAATGAAAATCGCTGCTGCACATATACTCGTATTCATCAAGTACCCATTCTAAAGGTACTTTTAAGTTACGCGCAATATTTTGAACATCAATGCCATCACTGATTTGAAACTGCATTTCTAACGCTAATTCTGCTAATTTACCCATAATCAATTCTCCTTTAAATGTTATCAATAACTTTAACACGGTTTAATTGTGTACATGCAGTATCACGATGCGATTTTACTGTTCCTTTAATTTTCATTTTATCGCCAATTTTGGCTGCTTTAGAATAACTAAAAAACACAGTTTTATTATCATCTGTAATAGCGGTAATATAATACCTATTATAATTACGTGAGTATATACTTCTAAGTACCTCAATGCCTAATGTTACTCTATCACCTATTTTTCCAATATGTTCAACTGTAGCATTAAGTAATTTTATTTCAGCATTATCACGCTGTTTAGATGCTATATAACATTTTGGTAATGACGCAATTACACTAACTTGTAAATGCCCTTCTATTTTTTCAAGACTAGCACATTCAATTGCTGTTCTATCAAAATCACTTACATATTTGTCACCTAATATTTTAAAAGTAAGTCCTTTATAATATTGTCGCACAAGTTTACCTTGTGTACGATCCTCATCGGTAATTTTATCAACGTTTTCGCTAAGTAAACGAACCAAAGTTGTGCGATTAGAATAACTGACAACTTCGCCTTTAAGGTCAAAGACTGTATCCTTTAGATACGCGCCATTAATGCGAAACGCAGCACAGGCGGCAGCAAATACATCATCAGTAGGAAAATTAATATGTACACCGGTTTTAACTTGGAACATAGTATTACCCTTTAGTGACTGGACACTTGTGTGATTTGTTTATGGTCGAGAATAACAGTATCGCGGATTGCGCCGTAAACGTTTATGGGCTTATCTAATTCAACGTGATGATGAATGTCGCCACCGTAAGCAACACGACTTAACGTTACTTTGCCCTGTACGAAAATTTCGTCTAAGTAAGTACCCGACACAATTAAGCCTTCTAAGTTCCAGTTCATTTTAAACTCCGTTATTGACTACACATTTACTATTATACAGAAATGTGCCCAAAAAGCAAGAACTAAAATTCCAACAAAATCAATGACTTACGAATTTGTCTTTTACTCGCCATTGTCTTTCCTATATGTTCTTACAATACAACTCGCAAGTGTCTGAGTCGGGCATTCCATGCCTTGTCTTTCGACCGCTCGACTCACTCAACTCCTACACCGGGCGTTCATTGTATTGTTTCGCCTGATTTTCACAGGCTCATCAGAGAACTTAAATACATTATGTACTATTTACATGAAAATGTCAACAACTATAACTCCAATAAAATCAATGACTTACAGTTTACCGCATAAACCATTGCTTTACAATACCTTCAGCAGGCTTATTTCTGATACTTCTGCCTATTGCGGGAAACGTAGGCCCGTTCATTGACATAAAATCGTCTGAAAAATATCCATCTATTTGTACAATTGATCCTGTAGGAAGAGTAGCCGAATTAATTGTTTCCAACATTGCTTCTATAATGATTGCTTGCTCATTAAATGCAGGAGTAGTATTTAACTCAATGCAAGTGTTTGAACCAGTTGGGCTGGTTGTACCCATTGGGAATGTTACCCCACCAATGGTATTTTCACACATGTATTCTTCCATGTAACCTGGTTGAGATAGATAATTTTTACGTGATTGTACGTCTCCATATATTATAAGTGGCTTGTTATATTTTGCCGATAAATCAGTCCAATTGGAAACCATATATGCAGTTGCGTAATCTTGTTTAACCGTATCAACTGTTAAATTGCTATCTGTACTTGCAGGATTACTTATCCAATATGGATAATTTGCATATGCCATAACATAATCAATTTTGGATAAAATATAAGCAGAATTGTCTAACAAGCTATTATCTACAACAAACTTTTTACCAGTGTATACTGATGATACGGATTTAATTATATTTTCGTATGCAGTAACAAATTGTTGAATTGATTGCGTGCTACCATCACCTTTATCACTATACAAACATGGACAATCCATTTGCCAAATATCAACATTAAGTGATTGCATTGTATTGGCTTGATTTACCATATAAGTTTGTAAAGAATTTAGCCAATAACTATAATTCTGTGTATTACCTGCAGGTGTTGAAATGTTTTGCCCGTTAGAATTAACACAGCATAAAATTGCATTTGTAACTTGGACTTTAATTCCTGCCGCGTGTGCAATGTTAACCTCGCTTGCAAATTCAGAATCACTTAATGAGTTTTTAGTATCAGGTGTAAAAGTATAACTTCCATCATTATTTTGAATTGCATTGTAATAACGTGCAATTTGAACTACATCAACACCTAATGATTTTAATCTTGTAACTGTTCGGCTAAATTCTGTTACATTGTCTGGTGTTGGACAGGAAGTTGTTATCGATGTATTACTTGTATATGTTGTTTTTGGTGTAATATCGTTTACAACAATTGATCTAAGTAAATTCTTATTTAATGAATTGCCGGTTACATATGGTAAAGTTTGAGGTCCATTCCAACTTAGCGGATAAGTTACTACACTATTATCAATATCGCAAAATGCATTTGCATCAACTAATGTAACAGTGTTTTGATAACTTGAGGGATAACTTATTTGTGAAACATCTGTGGGTACTGATACAGTAGGCACAGTAGTAGACACCATATTGTTTGTGCTAGTAGCTACAGTAGTGGTAGTTGAGGTTACTCCCTGTTTACTAACAGGAGTTGTGGTATTATTACTGCCACCGCCCCCGCATCCTACTAGAACGGTTAACCCAAAAATAACTAGCTTTTTCATAAAAACCCAAAATAACCAAATAGATTTCTATTATATGCTACTATTATCAATAAATCAACTAACTATGGAACTTTACTTGTGGTAACTTTGTGTCGTCAATTGCTTGGTTTATGATATTAACACAAACTGCCACACATTCATTACAAATGGCAATGCCCTTTTCATTTGTTACCAAACGAAAAACTTCGCTTTGTGGTTTACTACAAAAATCACAGTTTACTTCAGTTGTTTGAATTTGTTGTGATTGTTCATTTTGGGTTACGTCAGTCATTATCGTCCTCTTCCTGTTTTACGAACTGTTGGTTTGCCAAATCCTTTACTAGGTTTTGGACCTTTACCTTGTTTAAAATTGTTTGGGTTAAATCCCGTCTTCTGTGTTGGAATACCCTTGTTCTTTTTGTCTGTCATAGATTTGCTCCTGTGATATCAAATAATCTATTAATGTGCCGCCATATAACCCTATCATCATGGCAACCTTGCCATCATATACTGTTACTTTTTGATCACCAATATGATATGGGCAGCGCAAAAAACGTCCACAACTTAAAGTAAATTTATTAATCCAATAATCGTCTAAATATTTTGTATTTAATAAAGTATTGACATCTCTATCAAAAATTGGATAACTATAACTTTCAATACACGCAATGTCAAAATATCTTTTCCCCTCAAGTGTTAATCGTAGACTATTACCCTGACGTCCAGTTTCAAACCAACTGAATACCATTTTATCTATTGTTTTGGGTGGCCGTTGATCGCTTGGCAGTTGATCAAATATTGCTGCTACTAATTGATGTTTTAAAGTATTCTGGTTACTCATCAGGGTATACGCGCCTACCTGTCGTTAAGAAAACGACTGAAAACTTATCTGTCTTAAATAGCGCGTTAAGTTTTCTACATAGGTTTCTAGCATGACCTGGATTGCTAAAACTAGTCTTTTTATATTTTGGCGCATTATCATTGTTAAGATAATGACTACTTTTTAAATTAATAGGCTGATCGTCATAATACACAGACCAAATACCGCTGGCTTCAACGATCTGTTCAGTCTTATATGTATTTTTATCTACATACTCTAATATGACTTTTGGCTGAGTTCTGCTCACTTAAACGTACCGCCTTTAATTTCAACCTGTAAAACCTTGTCATCTATATTGTTTTTTAAATTATGTAAGTCAATTAATATTGACATAATTTCATCACGCAATCCCCTAGCATCAGTCATAGGCATTACTAAATCTTTTGTTCGTTTGCTTTCTAGTAATGAGACTTTATCCATGAAATTTTTAACGTGAATCATTGTGTATTTATATGTGCCAAGGCTTCAATTTCAGTTTTATAGGGTCCTTTATAAGGATATCGTTGAATAAAAATGTATTTTGGACAGAATTGTACCTCTTTTACACCATTTTGTTCCACTACAAAGTATCCTGCAGCCTGCAAACATTTACTTTTTTCTTCGGTTGTGAACAAATGTAACTTACGTTTGATATCAAATACTGAATTATAGACTTTTTCTGGAGTAGGATACTCTGGGTAGGGCATTTCTACTTTACTATTATTAGTTTTAATTGGTTCAAAACGAATTTTTACTTTTTCTTTAATTTCTTCAGTATTGTTAAATTGTAAAAAATTGTCATTTAACTTTACTTCATAACCTGCATTATTGGCAGTTACATTGCCTACTTTCTTTTCACCGTCGGTAACTACCCAATACTGATCTTTAATAATTGGTTTTGCTACAAGTATCATTGTGTACTCCAACTAACTCCAAAAAACATACGCATATAATTATCCTCTAATGTGTGTTTAATTTTGTTTATCCAATGTTCTTCATCACGTGAATAAACAATCAATCTATTGGGTTTAGGTAATACTTCTGCGCTATTAACACAAAACTCACCGCCCCAATCATCTTCCCAATAATTGTGAGTGTATAAAAAAGTTGATAGACTTTTTTCAGGTGTACTGTTACGCACAATACCATCAAAATGTTTTCCAACTAAATGATTTTTATCGCCATATTGATACCAAACACTATATGCCATTGGATCAACATAACCTAAAGTCAATAATGTCTCACGCATTTTTTCTATTGCAGGAACAATCTCAATACCTAGCAAAACTTTACTTTCAGTATAATCGTGATCATTGCTAGACGTTCTAATTCTAACTGCTTGATTTTCAGAAGGAAAATTTGTATGTCCTATATCCTGACGTAACCCGTGTTTATAACGCTTAAGCATTTTTTGATTAAGCGGGACAAATTGAGTACCTAGTAAAAAATCGTCAAAATAACTAATCATACACTAAATTTTCTTTAAATATTTGAATAAATCATTTTTATTTTTTGGAGTCCAGTATTTACCCTTAGGTCCACATTTATCTTTTTCTCCTATAAATCTTTCTGCTCGTTCGTTATAACACTTTTCATAGTTTCTATTAGGTTTTTCAACAACTGTGCCAACTACAGGGCTATGTGTAACAACAGGGATAGCATTAGTTCTTGTACATACATATTCAAAATCTTCATCTTTAGCAAAAAATAGTATGTTGCCAAACTTAGTCATAAAAGGAATTTTGCTATATTTACAATCTTTACAAAAATATTTACTCATGTAATATACCTATATATGGAGAGTTTAACCATTTAGCAAACGTATCTGATTGTTCGCTAATTTTGTTTAATTCGTACTTGCCACAGAATCGCATAAAATGTACACCCACTTGAGGTACTGTGGTTGTGCGTACATCATTCTTAATTGTTTCATCAAACAACACCTTAAACTCGTCAGGTTGTGCGGTTAAATCAATTAACACACGATTACGTTCATAATCATCACGCACACGATGCTCAACACCATCGTGATCAGACCAACGCTGTAGCATCATATTGTTCCAATTGAAACCTTGCTTATGACGATCAGCATATGCCTCAATCAATCCAATTTTGTTTTTGCTACCTTTAGTACGTACACCTGGATATGCACTAAACACGTTGTCAGTGCTGTCACCGCGCATACACTTTTCAAATAGTAAAAATTGTGGGTCACCTAATAGTTTTGGCTCTTTTGTTTTCTTGTCAACAATGAGTCGTCCTTTCTCATCGTG